ATCACTAATTTCTTATCGCTAAGTTTGTTTAGCGGTAGGAAGACTCGTGTTTTGTTTTCAAACGTTCCGCTAACAATACCACGATAGATAAAGAATGGTTTGTCATCGTAAAGGTCTAACACAAGGTCAGTCTTTTTACCACTCTCTAGAGTTAACACACCATCGGTAGAACTCTGTGCTACGTCAAACGACACAACAGCTGTTTCACTTTGATTAGTTTTAATTATACAATGGAACTCGTTGCCGTCAAAGAATTGATGCAGCAGTGTTCCAGGTAATTCCCATTTGTACCAAGATCGGCTAAGCTCTTGTCCTCCCATACGAAGGTAACTAAAGTGGAACAAAGTTGTTTCACCAATTGTACCAAAAGATACAATACCAACGTCAGGAGATCCGACAATAGAGTTTACAGTAGTAGGTACCAGTTCTGGAACCGTACGTGTCTGTTCTACACTTTGTGGAGGTTCTAAAGCGTTTACCTTTAGCAGCTCAAAGAGTTTAGTTGTGCTTTGTGTTTTAGATACAAAAGCAGTAGTAGAACCAAGGCTAATAGCTGGGTTCCCCATATCTGCTTCAAAACCTGCTACCTTGTTAATTTTAGCAGTAGTAGGAGATAGAATGTCAGAGTCAGTTGCAAGCAGATACTGACCAGTTTTACCGTACAACAGCAAACCAGCGGTTTCTTTACTTACATAGTTCAAGCTTGGGCTATCACTGTCTGATACAGAGATGTCGATAGGATCATCGTCACCAGCAGCTACAGCAGATTTAACAAAGAAATTAAAGAACTCACCAGCACGGCTTAAGCTAACATGATCTTCTGTAAGGAATCCAAGACGGTTACGGTAGACAAACATGTCCTTGATGTAACGGTTGATACCACCAGGAAGTGTAACAAAGTGAGGTGTAGGGTTAGTAATCTCATCACCTACTAGACGGTTTTCCCATCCAGTCCAGGGACCAAAAGAGAAACTGCCGTCAGTGTTTACAGTCAGTGCGTGTGGAAGTGTGTTTACATCGAGAACAGTTCTAAGATTAAAACCATTACTTTCTACCCAGACACCTGTGCTAAAGTCATTACCGTCTTCTGTTTCAAAGACAAGGTACATGTCATCAGCGTTTACATCTAAGCTGTTAACTACTTTTACTTTATAACCATTGCGTAGTTGTAGTGGTAGATCAGATACACGGTTTACTTCATTACGTAGTGTACTGATAGATCCATCAGTAGGACCAGACACACTTAGTTCAAACTCACGATTATTTAAACCACCTTTGGTCCTGATATAAATACCATTACCAGATAGGTCAAAATCAAAGTCGTTACCAAAATCCGAATAAGCACTTGTAAAAGATGTATTAAGTAGCGTACGTAGTTCACCAACTGTGTTGTTAGTGCTGCTATGTGTAGCTGTTCCGGTAATTGTACCGTTAGTACCAAATGAGGTATCAAGGTTTCCACTACCATCTGCAAGCAACAGACTAATGTCTATCGTAAAGTCACCGTCACTCAGAACTTTAAAGAATACAAAACCTGCTGTAAAATCTTCTGCGTCAGTAGTTGCAGTAGTATACTGTACAGCTTTCTTAGGATTAAGAACAAATACAGTATCTTCAAATTGGAAAATTTTTAGCTCAGAAAGATCAACCTTTGCACCAGCTGTAGAACTAGTCTCATCCCTGAAGTAATTATCAGTACCGTTGATAGGTTGGATAGCAGTATTAAAAGTTGGATAAGCTTCGTCTGTGTCGTCTACCTCATCATTGTAAGTAGTAACAAGAGTATCGTATGTAGTCTGTGCAGTGTTATATGTAGTAGTAGGAGTACCACCTAGGTCAGCCTCATCTTCATCAGTAGCTTTGTCAACCTTGAGCAGCTCATACAGTTTATATCCAGTTGGAAAACTGTCCATCAGGATTGGATACTCAGATGTTTTTTCTACACCCTTTTTGTAAGCAATAGCTGCATCACTACCTTCACGGAACTCACCAGTTTTAAAAATAACATCTCCTACTGTAGTGTCAGTAGTATGGATGGTGCCAGTCATTGTGTTACCGGCTCGGATGTAATCCTCGTTACCATCAGCATCTACTAATACAGCAGAGTTAACAAACTGTTTAACATTACCGTTAGTATATGTAGTATCAATAGCAAACAGGTCAGTTAACTGATCTTCTGTTTTTTGATACTCAGTGTAGTATGCTTTCTGTGCTGTTTGAAATGTAGTAAGTCCAGTAATTTTTGCGTTAAGATCTGCGACTTCGTTATTGATAGCGGTCTGCAATCCAGCCCAGTCTCCACCGCTTATGTAGAAACTAACAACATAAGCAAAATTAGATCCACCTCCACCGCCTAGATTAGCATCAGCTGCAGATAATGAATCACCATGTCTATAACCTGTTCCTTGGTTTACAATAGCAACTGCGGTTACAGCACCACCTGAAACGGTAATATTAGCTGTAGCGTTGCTACCATTACCACCTGTTAGTGCTACATTATTATAAGTACCATTTGTATAACCACTGCCTCCTGTAATTGCGCCTGTCATTGCAGTCATGTAGTTGTCCATATTGACAGCACGTGGAACACCACTGTCTTTAAACCACATGTTAATGCTTAACCAATGTTTATCAGTGGCAGCATTGTTGGAGTAAGAGAAATCATTGATTTGTCCAATGTATGGCACACCATCAATGTTAATATCAAACCACTTCTCTGTGGCCCCGTAGTGCCTCGTGACGGCCGTTTGACCCGCGGGTACGGCCAGACTACCACCGGGGGTAGCAGCACGCCTTAGAGGGGCTTCTAGCTTTGCTCCAGGGCGTTTCATCAAACCCAGAGCATACTCGGGAAATGCGTTCACGCAGTCACGTACTTCTCCGGGGAATTTTTTAACATCTGGTTGCTGGCTAATACCACGCAACAGGTTCGGTATCTTCTGGGTTAATGTCGTCATCGTGCAAGTGCTTTAAATGGTTGGTAGCTGCTGTAGTAATTACCATTATCATTCCAACCAAACATAGAGTAATCACCCTGGCGGGTCTCGTACTCCATCAAAGCAGCCTTGGTTTGTTCCTCATCAATCGAAAGTACCCTAATCAGATCGGAGTTACCAACCAGTTTAGTTGCGACTTTACGTGCGGATTTAGCAATGACGTGTGCTTGGAAAGCGTATGGTAAATTATTAAACTGGTAAAAATAGACAACATCACAGTGGAGGTGATCACCAGTGCCAAGGATTGTTGCCGGAAATTTAAAGGCATCTCTATTGTCGTGCTTGTGGTGGTACTTGTCATAGAGCTTACCATCTTTTACAATGATAGCAAAGTTATCTAGATGGGCTTCTCTGTTAGCATCAATCTGTAGAATATCATCTGCAACAGGAATCTCATCAGAGCTGTTGGGTGTAAATTCTACATCATGTTCTGTGTTAAAGTACCACCCCTCTGATTGTACTTCTCTACTTACATCTCTTAGAGTCTGCAAGACTGTATACACTTCTGGGTTTTGTAGATCCAAAGTGGTGACAGGGGCCTGTCCCACAGCACTTAGTATTTGATTAACTGCATCCAGTTCGGTGGACACGGCTTTATTAGGATTAGGCATGTCGTATAGATATAAAAAAAGGGAGCCCCCGGTTAAGGAGACTCCCAATGAGTAAAACAGAAAAGTTATCAGGCGATGTCGATAACTTCGTTTGTAGAAGTAGTACCGGTACGTGCGGCCAGCTCGGAAGAAGCCGAGATGGTGCCAGGAGTACCTTGAGTACCAGTGCGTCCACCTGCAGTCAGGGAGATAGCGCCAGCACAGTTCAGGTCAGAGCAACCCATAGCGAGACGGGACACAATCAGGTCACCCTGATACATGACACTCACGTCACCGTTAGTGGTCTGAACTTCAGGACCAATAGCTTCGACCACACCCACAGCATCGCGGTTGTAGATCAGAGCTTGAACAGAACGGTTGTCAGCGTCGGAGCCGGAGGCACCACCATAGGTGTTGTTCTCACCGCTCACTGCTGCATCAAAGGTGCTAGGCAGATTGTTGGTTTTCAGGATCTTGATACCAGCAATGCTGTACAGACCGGTGCCCTTTTGACGTGCTTCACCAATCTCGTCACGGTTGATCAGGTCATTGCTGTCAACGGTGCGGAGCAATTGATAATAGCTGGATGGCGCCATAACGGCCACACGTCCATCAGCAGGCACGTTAGTCTCATCCATACGCTGAGCAGCGCGGAAGAAACCTTCGACCATCTTGTCAGCGTGAGTGGCTTGACCACGGCGAGCAGCGAAGCCAATCTCAATCTCGGTACCGCAGTTAACATTGGTGCCAGTAGAAGCAGCAACGTTACCAGGCTGGCGAGCAGCGCGGGCGATAGCACGGAAGATGTTGGAGTCATATTTATTGGCGAGAGCATAGCCCAATTTCCGAGCAATTTCTCCGCGCAAATCATAATGAGCAAGAACTTCGTCAAGATCATAAACGAAAGTAGAAGCGACCAGCAGGTCATCCATGATGATCGTCTTTTCTGCCACGGCCAGTTTGTTGGAGGTAGAACCGCCTTCAGTGGTAGCACCAAGGATGGGCTTACCAGGCTCATGGTAGTAACTTTCGAGACCGCCCGTGAAGATGAACTGCATAGATTTGCCGTTCTTCAGGGTGCGACGCATAACAGTGTCGCGTGCGATCGTTTGGTTTTGGTAAGCTTTGAACAGCTCACCGCTAAATAGTTTCAGATAAGTTGCGTACTTATCAGAAATAGTTTGTACACCAGCAGGGTACGTAGTCGTCAGCGATCCATCATGGGTACCGCCAAACGACCCAAAATTCATATCAGCCATTGATATTGTTAATGAGAAGGTTTACGTTTACCTTCAAGCGCTTGAAGTATTCAATTTGTATTGTGGTCTATCCCACCGTCTAGACGGCAGCAAGGTATCCGCGTACGGGCTTGATGCCAATGAAGGGAGGGTCCGACTCTGAGGTGCCCTCCCAACTATTAAATTAAATCTCCGCCACTAAATATATCTTCAGGTTGTGACAAAAGTCCACCAAAAGGATCAGAAGATTGTGGTTGTTGACGAAGTGAGTTTTGTTGATCAATAAAGTCTTGGACTCTACGAGCTTCAGAAGCCCGTCGATCGTAGTGCTCAGAACCACGTTCTGGTCTGAGGTAATCACGTGTCAACATAAAGGAAGCATCCTCTGGTGTTATAGCACGGTCAGGTTGTTCAAAGACTCTGGTAAACCCAGACAATGAATTGCCGTTACCGTATTGATCGTGGTAACCAGCATACTCTTGTGACAAATACAGGAGTTGCCAAGCGAGTTCGTTTGGGTTACCTCCCATTTCAAGATGTCGTTGACGTGCAGCATCGTATGCTTGACGCCTCCACCCAGTATACTGTAGTGCTCCTCGACCAGCACCAGATCCTCTCTCTACTACATCTAG